TCAGGCCTTTTTTTATTTTTAGTGGTTATCCCTTATTCGAAAGTGATAACGATTTTAGCTCCTGTTTGTTTAGCTAATGCTGACAACGTAGCAAAATCAGCTGAGATGCTCTTCTGATCGATTACTCGAGGTTCAGAAACACTCTTAACTTGTTTCGGATTCTTCACCTTAACCATTGCCTCTTGGCTTCTACGAGTGTTTGAGGTCAAAGTGGTAGGAGCAACAACGGTTTGGCCTTTTGAAGAAGCCAAACGACCTTTGATTCCTAACATACTTTTACGTCCCCAAACAGATGCCTTAGTTCGACCTAAAGCAATTGCAATTTGAGCAGTGGTTGATTTGTTGGATGCCATTTCTTTTAGAATTGCATCGTCTTTCTTTGTCCATAAAGCGTTGTTGGACGGAGCTTTCGGGTTAACCGGCTTTTTTGTGTAAGACATAATTAATTATTTAAAATTATGATGCAAATATACGATCACATTACGGGATAAAAAAATTTTAAGGGGTATTTTTTCATGATATATAGAAAAAAAGAAATCTAATGATACACAATTGGAACGAATGGAATTCACTAAATGAGGCTATCACTTCTAGTGAGCTTGATATTTTAGAGGATTATGCAGATAGGCTATTCAAAGAGCTTGGACTGGATGTTGAATTTAGTAGGCATTTCAGGGAAAGAGTTAACGATCCAAGGAACAGACAACCGATTACCCCGCAAGAGCTTATTGGTCTATTCAAAAGAGCGTACGAGAAGTCAGGTAAAAGAATATCTCAAATGCCACCAAATGCTGAGGCAGTACTCCAGGATATGAGAACTGATCTTAATACTCCCTTCGTTATTGAATTTAATCCCAGAAATGGGGAACTAGATCTGGTCCTTAAGACTATAATGAGAAAGAGGGACTTTATGACCACAAACGATAAAATAATAATCTAAATAAAATAAAAAATGAAAACAAAAATTGTAATTCTATTTGCCCTATTAGTCGCGGCCATATCTTCGTGTACTACTAGCGAAAACGATTTAAGATATGTGAGAAAAAATGCCAACTCGTCTGAGGCTTTGGCTGACATCCAAGCTCTTGATAGCGCAATGACTGTTATGAAACTAAAAGGATGTGACGATCCAACCAGCTGGTACTATCAAGCTGCTATTCACTGGGTTCCTTCACATATTGACTCTAATAAGTTGTGTGAATCATATAGCGACTGGACAGAATTAAAAATGGCTTGGGATGAGTGCACGCACTCTCACAGTGGTGCTGAAGAAATCAATTTCCTTATCTGGCACAGATTATACATCTGGCATTTTGAAAAGATCGTAAGAAAACTTTCAGGTAAATCTGATTTCGCATTACCTTATTGGGGTTACACTAACTACGACAAGAGAGATAAGATCATGCCTAAGAAATGGAGAGATGTTAACAGTTCTTTATACGAGGAAGCAAGACTTGATTCTTTAAATAACGGTCACCCAATCAGCGGCGGAACATTAAGAGTTATTCAGAGCACTTATCCTAAGATGATGCAGATCACTGACTACCAAACATTCAATTCTTACTTTGATCAGAACATTCACGGACAAATGCACAACTATATCGGATCTGGTAACAATCCAGGATCTGTTTGGTATTACAATAAGATCTACCAACGCAATTCTCATTTTGGTATGATGTCGGAAGTACCGAGCGCAGCTTTCGATCCTATCTTCTGGGCTCACCACGCTAACATCGATAGAGTGTTTCAACAATGGTTAAACTCACCAAACGGTAAGAAGATTACGCTACAGCAGTTAAAAGACAACCCATGGAAATATCAATTCTTCGACGAGAACGGTAAATCTGTTGTTTACACTCCAGAGGAGGTATTAGCCATCGTTTACAACATGGACTATGATTATGATGACGTAAAGGTTAAGGAGAATTTAAAAGCTTCTGATGCTAACATAGGTCCAAAACAAATTATAGGTTCTGAGTCATCTAATAAAATTCTAAAAGAAGCTGCTACTCACGTAGCCACTTTAAATAAGCCTGCTAAGTATAATCACCAAAAAACTCTTTTAGAGATCTATACAACATTCGACACAGACCCTACCGGATTCTACGAGGTTTATGTTAATCACGCTGACGGTAAACCATATGACATGCAGAGCGAATCTTTCGTAGGTGTTATGACATTCTTTGGTGCTAATCATAGTGATCCTAGAAACAAAACATGTCTTAAAGGATGTTGTAATCCAGTTAGCGAAGATGGTAAGCTAATGACCGTTTTCAAATATGAGGTTAACACTTCGGACAAATATGATGTTGTTGTTTATAGGAGTGGCGGAATACAAACTCCTAACTTGAAGGTAAACAAAGTGGTAATCAGAGATTATCAAAAGTAAGATGAGCACTATTTTTTTAACAATCCTGATGGCTCCTGCAATAGTCTGGGGCTGGACAGCAACAGTATTCTTTATACTAGACTTCATCAAGTCACGTAAAAACTAAAAAAGGCGGGTTAATTAACCCGCCTTTTTTTTAAAAAACACCCTAATTTATTCAACTTACAGGTGTCGTGGCTGTCCTTTACTCTCACTGGTAAGTGATCACTGTAAAGTTAGAAATAGACCTATGAAACGTACGTTGTTCTTTACGCCTCTTTGATATTCCCCGTGGCTAGTCAAACCAGATAGAGCGTTTCCCTATCAGAAGTCCCATGTAGGTAATCAGCCTACTTCTCATCATATTGGACATACTATTCGGTGATGAACCGAAACGTGTAGTCAGGACAGGATTCGAACCTGTAACTTTCGTATAAATAACTAGCGTTTACCAATTCCGCCACCTGACTGTTTGATTTACTCCCTTTCTTCTACTGTAATCTGAATTGTATTACCCTTTTCACGCTCTACTTTATTTACGGCTTCGGTTAATATTAATTCAAGTTCTTCCTTTGAGTAGCTAATCCAATGTGATACTACTTCTACTTTATAAACTGTTGCCATAATTTTATTTTAGTAGTCAGGGCAGGATTCGAACCTGTATTCCGTATCAGATAGCCGCAAGCGTACCACGTCTTCCATCGTACCCGATGTCGTGCAGATCTTCCCTGTTACTTTTGGCTTAGCGTTTACCAATTCCGCCACCTGACTGTTTTTAATTGCTGTAAAGATAATCTAAATCCACGGGATAAAAAAATAAAACCCACAAAAAAAGCACTCATCGAGTGCTTTTAATTAATTGGAGTAGATTAAATACTAGAAACGATCCAATAGAAAAGAATCCCAATACCGAATCCTACCGTAGCTAATATTACATAGTAGGCAACGTTTTCGTTATTGACAACTTGTCTTCTAGATCTCCCCTGATAAGAATCATAATCCCAATTAATGTCGTCGTTTAATTCGACTTCGGGTTTTTTCTTTTGTCTTGCCATGTGGGTGGATTTTAGGTTTATACTTAGAATTATCTTTTTGTTTCTTCTTTTATATCATGTTTCCTTCTTCATCAAATTCATGACCACCTGATCTCAAATTGGATTCTATATTTTCGTCTGACATTAATTCCTCGTAATGGTTCTCTAATTTTGTGTATAGGTCGTCACTTTTTTTCTGAGCCCAATCTGTAATTACGGGCTCTATTTTTTCGCAAACGTCGTTAAGATCTATCTCTATTATCATACCCAGACCAAGATCAAGCTCAATCTCATCTTCCCCGTCAACTTCAACTAAAGCTGAAACGGTTTTGCTGTGGTAGTGTCTATTGCTTTCTCTCTGTATTGTGATGTACAGGTTATCCGAGATCTCGTTTAGTACATTTTCAAATTTGCTTGAAATTTTGCTACCAAGTCCAACCAGCTCTGGTGTAACTCCTACAGATTTAAGAAATTTTCTATTGTCCGATACCCTTCCGGTGAAAGATGCGCCGTCACCCTGTGAATAGAATCCAGAAAACTGGCAGTCCACATTGGTCATGCCGATCTCCTCCAGATCCTCAGTAAATCCTTCAATGATAGGTTCCCACCAATCGTAAGATTCGATGTCATAATCACGGTTCTTCTCTATGGCATTTTTTTTAGCCTCGGGTGATAGTTCGTCAAATGTATAAGATTTCCCTCCGTCCGATTCAGAGAGATTTGAGAATTGATTGTAGTTAAGGACATTCATAATCCTATATATCGGATAAAGCTCGTTTAAAAGCGTTTAGCGAGCTCGTTTATCTTTTCAATATCTTCATTAGATAAACGGTAATAAGCTTCGCTAAGCTTATTTAAACTGCCTAAAAACTCATCGTGCATGAATGTATTCTTAGAAGATGTAGCTGGATCTATTATTTCCCGAGCACTTTGCGGGAAGTATTCTCTGATGCTCTTGATCAGCTCTTTCTTAAGCATTGTGTCGTCTGCACATTCCTCTACTACTAGATCGATCAATTCAATTTTTTCCGCTCTACCGCATTCGCTTACGAATTCACTTGGATCTATGTCCACTTCTGTGCTAAACTCTGGCATATTATTTTTAATTTATTTTTGTACTCGGGAAGGGACTTGAACCCTTATGTAACCAATTACTCTTTCTACATGGTATAAGCATGAGGAGATACCCGAGTATTAAGGGAGAGAACCCCTTAGTGTTGTTGGCACTCAGTCAAAGCCACTATATAACATTCCTTTCTCAGGGGAACAACACTTTGTGGTCCCTACAGGACTTGAACCTGTGACCCTCTGATTATGAGTCAGGCGCTCTAACCAACTGAGCTAAGGGACCTTTGTTATTAATTATACTCAAATTTAACAAACCGTTTCGGTTTAAAAAAATTTTTCTCCAAAAAAAGATAAACTTTTCCAATATATAGGATTGGATAACTCGAATCCCGCGAATTTTTTCCACTAAGGAGCTAAAACGTGAAAATATTTTCCACTATGGACGATCCCAGCAGTAAAACGACTAATGAAATTAAAGAGACTAAAAACAATAGCACTCATACTGGCGACGTTTTTCAATCCCTTGGGATTCGACGCACTTTTTGCGATCGTTACCAAGTGGACGGGTTCGTATTTAATCACAGACATCTTATTCTATATGGCTTCTGCCTCCTTCTTTGTTCTGTATTTCTTGCTTGCAAAAATTGAAAAAGAAAAGGGATCAGCTAACTAAAGCTAATCCCTATCTCGGTGTTTGATTTGGTTACACCTTATTCTTCGGGATAGTCCGGTTCTTCTTCTCCGTCATGAGCTTCTGATAAAGCATCATAAACGAAATCTTCGTTTGCTAGATATCTTTCTATTACACCCATTACTGATGGATCTTTAACCGGTATGTAGGTATCGAGTACATCAACTTCGAGATTATTTATGGTTATTCCTATGTCCTCTACGATAACTCCACCCCCTACATCATGAAATCCGTGTCCTTCCTCCTTTTCTGGAGCCTCAAAATAGGTTGTACCCTCAGCTTGAAAATCCACTATGAAGTTAAATCCTTTGAGATTAAATTCCTCGCCTTCAAAATCCACCATGGTGTTTCTAGCCATGCCTTCATTTAATTTTCCGAATTCTTTTAGATGTCTCATTTATATTGAATTATTTGTTTACTATATATCAAAAAAAACCTCCAGGAAACCAATCCTGGAGGCGTGAACCAAAACAAACACCTAAAAAGATCTATGATCAACCTTGATAGGGTTACGTTCGTTATACCAGGTCAAATTAATAATGTTTCATCTTTTTTGTCAATCGATATCGTTATTTAGTAAAAAAAGAAGGCATTTTTTCAAATTTTCATCCTCTAAATCGTCCATTACCGCTCTCGGAGACTTGTTTTGGATGAGATCGAAGATGGTTTTTACCGATTCTTCACCATAGGTATTCATCGCTTCCTGAACCGTCTTCGATGTTATTACTTTTGCTTTCATTGTTGTTTTTAAAAAAATTATCTCTTATGATAACAAACAGGAATAGTGATAAGCCAAAAATTCCTAGTATTGCTACTATTATATTGCATATGAGGTCAAAGTATTCCATTCTATTATTTTAATGATATATAACTGTGATGAAAAATCTCCAAACTTTTGCCTTATTTGAGTCTTCTTCGTATAATTATACGATTGATGATGTTAAAAGGTTGCCACTATTTAAGTTGTTAGAAAAGCTTGGATTTTATGATAGCACTTCATCTACAATATGGAGACATGGTAATATGAGAATCTATAATGATGTTCTTTATATGAGTGATCCATCTGAATGTATAACTATCTATGGTAACGGTCCGGTTAGAAAAACTATTAAAGGCATGTTTGGAAAGGGTGCACCTCACATATTAAAGAATTTTAATTCAAATATCGTATCTTTGGCAGATTGGAATGCCCGATTTGCATATCTTGTTAACTGGGCTAGAAAAAGATATAATAAACAAGGCATACCGTTTGACCTATCTAAAATCCCTAATATAGAAAATTATCTGGAATCTATCTATAAAGAAGATGTCGAAATCTTTATGGGTATCTATAAAGATCTGGATTTAAAATCCAAAGAGTCATTCTTGAAGAAAATTGGTAAGACTGAACAGGATCTAAATAAATTGGTTAGCCTTTATAATAGAGCAACCGATATTATGAGATGGAGTTAATCGTTCCTTCTCATGTCCCTCTCTATATCCCTTTCCTTAATAGATTCCCTTTTGTCATAAAGCTTCTTACCTCTAGCTAAAGCTATTTCCATCTTTAACCTATTCTTTTCGTTTACGAATATCTTAACAGGTATTATCGTAAGACCTTTATCCAAAGACGATCTCAGCTTTTTTAGCTCTTTCTTTCTCAGTAGAAGTTTCTTGTCCCTGAGTGCTTCGTGCTGAAATGAGCCAGGGCCAGGAGTTATCCCTAGTCCCTTAACCCAAAGTTCTTCGTTATTAAAAATGCAATATGTGTCAACCATAGAAGCCCTGCCGTCTTTGATAGCCTTAACTTCGGAGCCAATTAGGCATATCCCCGCAGTGTAGGTGTCAATAAACGTGTATTCAAATCTGGCCTTACGGTTAACTATGGATTGCATTATTTTCTTTTTTTCTCCTTCTTGAGAACTACTTCATCAATGATTCCGTATTTTACTGCCTCTTCTGCACTTAACCAGAAATCTCTAGTCGCATCTTTCATGACCTGTTCCGGTTTCTTACCGCAGTAACTTCCAAGAAGATCAAAGAGAATCTTGTTAACCTCTTCCCATTCTTGCATATCGATCTTTGCGTCCTGGATATTTCCTCTGAATCCTCCGCTTGATTGGTGAAGCATCACCTTACTGAATCTCAAAGAGCTCCTTTTACCTTTAGTACCTGCTCCTAATAAAACAGATCCCATTGATGCTGCCATTCCAGTATTTACTGTTCTGATGTCACATGCGATGTATTCCATAACATCAATCATAGATAGACCTGATTTAACAGATCCGCCCGGAGAATCGATGTGCATAGTGATGTCTCTGTCGTCAACTGAATCTAAAAACATCAGCTGAGCCTGAACAACTGTTGACATATCATCATCAACTCCTCCAGCAACCCAAAGAATGCGATCTCTCATTAAACGTGAGAAGATATCCATCTGGGTAACTCTCATTTCTCTTTCCTCTAAGATATAAGGGGTCATTGAAGATTGGATTCTTTTGTCGAAGTAGTCCAATCTCAATGAAGAGATTCCGTGTTCGCTTCTAGCGTACTTTTCAAATTCTGATCTGTGGTTCATATTATTTACTTATTATTGATTTTCGTTGTTATCTAATAGTTCGTCGACGTCTATATCTTTGATCATATCATTCAGAACTTCGCTTAAAGCATGATCCTCGTCAAATTCCTCCTTGTCTTTTATGTCAATCCAGTCCACTTTTGTTTCATAGAAACAGGTTAATTTAATTCCATCCTCCACAAAATTCATTGTTTCCACTACAAGACCTTTCCATTCTTCCTCATAGTAACCCATGTCTGTTCCTGGTTGGGCTCCATGTTTTGCTGTGGTGTAAGGTCCACCAGGAGGATCGAACATTATAAGCGTATTATCGTCGGTAACTGAAGTTCGATAGAAATCTTTAGAATATCCCGTCATTATAAATTCAGTCAGCGATATTCTTTCAACTACTATCGTATCTGAATTACGATTTATGTGACTCGATCTTTTAATATCCATATCCACCGTTTCTTCTATTTCTGAAATATTCTCTAATTGGATCATATTCAGAATCAACTTCATTTACGATTGCCCACCAGCACACCAATCCTGTTATGATTAAAGTTATGAAGAATGTTGTCCATTTAGCCCATGTAGGTGGTTCTACTGTGATGTATGAGAATTCTTTAAAGTCCTTTCTTTTATATTCTCTTTCCACATTTTTCCAAACAGATTCTGCGATATAATCAGGCTTGAATTTACGGTGTCCCATGATCATTTCTCTTACGCCTGGAATGATACGTCTTTCTGGAGACCAAGTAAAAGGTCGAACCCATTGAATCTCTCTAGTCTTGCTACTCAGTCCCACACAGACCACAAGTTCATTGTCGTTTCCTCCGTCCCAATAAGCCTCCTGCATGTTGGCGGACAAAGATGGTTTGTCAGCAAAGAATAGGAAATAGATCCTTGCGTGTTTCTTAACACCCAAATACCCGTTCAAAAATTTAGACCATTGCTTCATCGTATCTGATTCGTTCTTGGTCATCCATTTAATTTTGTCTAATCCTAATACGGTTTCTTGTTGGTTATTTTCTATTTCTGGATAATCGAATAACCCATAGCTCTTAACATCATCTTCGGTAACTTCCGGATAATCGAATGCTGTGTGTGCAGCTTGAACCCTATTTTCGTACCAGTGATCAGTTGTGGTTGCTTCTGCTGTCATTGGGTCTTTATTCCAGTTTACCCTGTACATGTCACCGTCTTTACCACATCCTCCGCTATAGTCTATGTCACGATTAAGTTCGACAAATTCTGGCCTGTCTTTCCATTTTTTTACTAGAAAATCGTAGAATTCTTTTGATATTTCGTATTCGTTACCTAACGAGTTTACTACCGTCCAGTGTTCTGGATTTTCGTCGCAATACGAACAGTCATACGATATTGTTGTTGTGCAGTTTTTACCGCAGCTTACTGTTCTTGTACAGGTCCTATGGACATACGTTTCCCAATACTCGTAATACCTTGCTTCTACAATAAGAGCTCCGTGATATTCTGTATCATTTACTCTTACCTTTTCTACGGTGAACTTAAATATACCGATGAAAATGAAACACACAATTAAAGGAATAACGCCTTCCCACCAGGCCATATACTTAGGGAACCATTTGAGCATTACTAATGCTGCTACAATGGGGATCAATAGACAAAACCAAATTGACATGTTTCTTTCTTTTATAAAAAAGGGATCAACCCGTTAGGATCGATCCCGATTTTTGTGTGTAATTAAAATACGTTTACGTCGTTATCTTTACCTGATTGGATAACACCGTCAGTTCTATCTGAGGTGATTGGCTTGTAAACCAATTTGCTCCTTCCGAACATTGATAGAATAAATCCTGAAGGGAACTTTGACATTATATTATCGTGCTCTAAAACGATTCCTTGTATCATTTTTTCTTCCATGAAGAATCCGTCCCGTTGGCCTTCTACTGCACGACTTAAGTCCGCATATAAAGCTGAAACTGCTTCGTAGTTAGCATTAGGATTGCTCTCCTGAACCCACTTCATGAATACCCCCTGTGCATCCTTACGCCCTGCCATGATGATATTAATGTTGTTAGTGAATGAGCTATCGTTCTTGATTGCGATTTGAGATTTTTGAGAAATCGTCTTCCACATCTTGTCATAGAAAGCTGTACGCTCATCCATTTTTTGTTTGAATCGATTTCTTAAATCTACTTCTTCATTCGAGGTAGAGATTACGCTGGAGAATATTCCAACAAACACGATTGCAACTAATGCAATAATCGAGTACTTAATGATTTTTCCTGTTTCCATTTTTTCTTTTTATATTTTATAGACGCAAACCTAAGTAATAATCCCGATACAAAAAAATAAATTTCCACCTTTTATTGGATCATTTTATAGAATTTTGGATACAACAAATATAAATCAATGATATGAAGGAGAATCAGGAGTCACGTTTAGTTTCAATAATAGGAGCACCATCATCAGGCAAAAGCACTTTAGCAGCCTCAGTTCATCACAGCTTAAAGATATCAAAGAGAAACTCTATATTTGTTGGGGAAGCAGCAACAGACTACATTGCAGAGTGGGGAATACCTAATACTCCTACTGATCAGATCATAATATTCTACCAGCAACTGGGAAGAGAAAGAATGTATGTTGGGTCTAAAGAATTCATCATCTGTGATTCTAGTTCTATCCTAAACTACTTTTACTTCAGATCTTTATTCAGTCACAATCTAAGTCTGAAGGATATCGCAACGATAAATCATCTCCAGAAGGAAATACTTAAGTCTCTAAACCAGTGGCATAAGATCTACTACGTTCCACCCTTCCTCGAGGAAGATGATCAGAACGATGGTATAAGATACCACAACAAAGAGGAGATTATGAAATTGGACGGGATAATAAAGAATTATCTGGAGCTGGAAAGAATTCCTTATACTGATCTTTCCGAAATCCCTTTAGAAGATAGAGATCGTTGGATCCTTGCAGACCTCACTAAGCCTAAAAAGTAATTATTGTAATTCCGGAAACTTAGCCCAATCTGTTTTGGCTATCCATTCCTGGTTTGATAACACATTTGCTAAAGAGGTGTCTTTAATAGTTTCCCTCCATCCTATCGTTTTGTGGTGATTTAAACCAACTCTGTAATTGTTTAACCCGATCCATTTTTGCATATAAACGTCGGAAACTGCAGAAAGTTCTTTTGCAGCTAATTTACCGGATCTTAGTCCTATACCGTAGAATTTAGGGTACAAAGTGCACATCCAAACAGGTATGCCAGGTGTTCCGTCAACTTTAGTTCTGGCTAAGTTCTGAATTTCCTTTATCTGTGCAGCAAAAATGTAGCATTTGCCATCATTTTGGGGAACCCCCTTGATGAGAACCCACCCATTTTGCCTCCAGTCTAATGCTTCCGTGAGCATTTCGTATTCTAAAATGTGATTCATGCTTTATATATCCACCCTTCTTTACCCAAACCCCCTAGGATATATAGAAGAAAAACCAAAACAACTATGAAAAAATTCTTTATGGATCTTCTTTCAGGACAAAGCGACACATCAAGCAAAAGATTTGCTGCCCTATTCACCCTTTTTAACATTATAGCTATAACATGGGTGGCTACTTTCAAAGCTAAAGACTTCGTTACACCTGAATTTATGTACGATTCTTTAGCGCTAATTGCTGGAGGAGGATTAGGGTTAACCGTTATCGAAAAGATATTCTCGGCTAAAAAGACCGGAAAATCTGAGGACACTAAAAAAACAGATATATAAAACATGGAACATTTATTAGAATTTAACTTATTTAACCCACAGCCAGGAGCGGCACCAGCAGGAGAAGAAGTAGCTCCTCCAGTTTTCGGTACAATAGATTTTAGCATGTCGGGAGTATCTGACGATGCTATGAAGCTTATAGCAGGTCTTATGGCTCAGTCAGTATTAGCATCAGGTGAAGCCGAGAGAATAACTAGAATGGCAGACACTGACCCCAATTCAGCAGCATCTTACCTACAGAAGAAAATAGAAGGAATATTGGCAAGCGTACCTGGATTAAATCCCACATTTATTCAATCTATGAAGTCGCAATCATCAAACATTGCTAAGATGATGGTTCAATCTATTCCTGGATTACTTGGTAGTTTAACAGATAAAGATGTGGAAGCAAACGAATTAAAGCCTGATACTTCTAAATCTTCTTTCTTAACTAAACTTAGCGGATTTTTCTCCGATAACCAAGGAGCATAATTAGTATGGGAAGCGTAACATCATTTAATAATTTTAGGAGTAGACTTAATGAGGAAACTGCGGTTAACCTCAAAGGATACACTAAGGATGATGTGGGAAACGCATTTCGAGCTGTTGAAGACGATCTATCTGATTATTATTCGGTAGACGAAGACAATGTAAAGGTAACACTGGAGTGGACATTAAAATATGGATCTCTGGACATAGAATCTTCCTTGGATCACGTTGAATTTAATTTTGATGTTTCAGGATTCTCTAGATTGTTAGTAAGAAATTTGGAGCAAGATCCGGAATCTAAAGGACCCAGATTTTCTAAAGAGGAAGTAGAAAGAGCAATAGATTCTTCCCATAATAGATTTGACGTTTTTGCAGAAAACATCAAGATCAATATCAATAGTGTTGATACCACTTTAGAGGTGAATGAAGATAGATATTCAACAGAACTCACTGTTACTGGAAAGTTGGTTGAAGATTCATTGGATGTTTCTGATGCTGAGATAGATAAAGAAGAGATATTAGAAAGAATAATAACAGAACTCTATAAAACTGTAGCCAGCAGAATAGATTTCTCATAAAAAACGCCATGAAAAGAATTAAATTATTCGAAGACTTCATAAAGGAAGCACAAATAGATCTCACAGATCCAGGCCAAGCAGGTGACGTTTTTGCTGGAGTAATAGCAGGAAACAAAGATATAAAAGAAGAGCCTAAAGGTTCCAACACTGGAAGAATGGTAAATCAATATCTTTCTTCAGTTGGTCTTAAACCAGGCCTACCCTGGTGTGCAGCTTTCGTTTATTACATATTCGATCAAGCAACAAAAAGGCTTCACATAGCTAACCCACTTCCTAAGACTGGTGGTGTTATGAACATGTGGGATTCTTCAGACCGTACCGCAAAAATAGATATAAAAAATGCGAAAGCAAATCCAAGTTTAATAAAACCTGGACAAATATTTATAATGACTCGAAAAGGTAAAGGATTGGGCCACACCGGTATAGTATTAAGCGTAGATGTTGCCAGAAGAGAATTTGTAACTGTCGAGGGTAATACCAATGACCAGAAATCTGGAGAGGGTGATAGGGTAGGTGTTAATAGAAGAAAAATTGATAGCGCTGAGCTAGTTGGATTTATAGATTATTTCAAAAATGATAGAACTCCTGAGTTCGAAAGAGAATTTGCTGCCGCTATCGATAAATCTAAAATACCTTTATCTCCCATAAATTCTTCTCCTTCGGATCAGGTTGTTAGCGGATACGAAGAAGAACTGGGAAATCTTAAAGCAAAACCTGCAGGATTTATGGCTCGTATATTAGCTGGCGCCCACTCTACAGCCACAGGTAAACTTGCTCAGCCTGACGAGCTACAGGCCCAGATGGACAAGCTTAGATAGATCAGAGCTTAATTATTTCTTTGCTCTTTAATCCACCTATTATACGTCTTCTGCCGTAGGGTTCACCTTTTTCATCTAGCATCCATACGTACGTTTTGTTGAATGTTGTCTCATCAACTAGATATTTCTTTCCGTCGATCTGGTAAATCTGATCAACTTCTAATACTATCGGTTTTTCTTTCTTAGATTTATACATTTTGTGTGTTGTTGATTTCTGGGTATAATTCGTCAATCTCTTCCTGTGACATTCCAAACCTTTCCTTTAACATGTTTGTTATTGATATAGGACCGCCTGTGTATTCTACCGTAGGCCATTCGGTTGCAGATTCGTCTATGATTTTATGTGATATAGAATATTCTTCAAGATAGGCAAAGAAAGATTTGTCGAACTCATCGTTTTCGCCTAGGATTGTTTCAAGAGAGACTGTTACAAATTTAAAATCCATAATCTATTTTCTTCTTTTAGCTGTTTTATATACCTGTGTAGATCCGATAGGTATGTAGGTTCTTGATTTGAATGTGCTGTCCAGATCTGTAGTGTTTAGCCAAACCGGAGATGCCTCTTCCATAACATTTCTTGGTGGTAATCTCTCTGAGCTAATCACTGTATGAGTGTCAACCTTTATGTCAAAAGTGTCGTTACCTGAAACTATAACATCCCCGTCGACAGCCTTATCTATTGCCTTTCCTGTTTCTGATACGCAGGAAGTTGCTAAAAGGCATAAAAAAATTACGGTAAAAAAGATTGTGTTCTTCATTGATTATATTTTATGCTGAAATTTATAATTCGTTTCGGTTTAATGGAAAGAAAGAATTCCTCCTCGTGAAGCTAATTCAAATCCCTTCATGAAGTTATCATAAACACTTTCATAATAGCCTTCATACAGATTTTTATTTTTAATCTTTTCGTGGAAAACTTCTCTGTGATCTACAAAGTCCTTATGGAGCTTAGCGGAAACTTGTGGACCAAAGTTACCTTCACAATCTGAGAAATTAATCAGCTCATAGAAAGGCTTTCCTACATATTTCTCCTCTTCAGCCCAAACTGTTCTTGCATCTGCTCCTAGTATCATTTCGCTTAAGTGATTTCTAAAAACGCTGTAACCCGAATACGATCCTGCTCTAAATCCAATATTCTCAGATTCGCTACATTCTACGTAAGTTCCTTGCTCGATGTCTTTAGCCTGGTCGTTGTAATATTCTCCACGGTAAACGAAAATAGTTGCTTCGTCGAGATTAGTTGTCTTGGTGATTTTGCTGTAAGCTGAAATATCTAGTCCCATGTCTGTTGTATTTTAAAATGGTTGATCGAGTGCTAATGCCATCATGTGGGTTTCTCTTGCTCCCCATTCTTTTAGGATCGAAGCAAATTCATTTCTGGTTAGTCCATTTAGAAAATAGCTTTTCTCTTCAATGAGATAATTTCGTGAATCCTCTGGCTCGTTTAGATCTGTGATGTCGTAGAAATATCCTAACGCATGGTCATGACCGTACGTTAGTTGTTTGTTTTCTTTTCTGATTGTGTATCTGCTCATGGTTGTTGATTGAAGTAGTTGATTTTTTTAGTCTCCATCAATTTTTTGATTTCCTTAGGAGTTTCAGTGACCTCAAATCTAGAACCACTGAAAGTGGTTACTTGGGTGAAAGCTTTATCTCCTCGTTGCATCGGGAACATGCTTTCTATGAACATGGAGTTAATCTCCACTTTTTTATCCGATAGGAATGCGTTTGTAAGTTCTATGAAATGACTCATTTTTTAATAGTTTATTATGTGAACTGAAAGACCTCTTTCCGTTGCAAGGTCTATCATGTGTTTTGTACCTCTTGATTCCCCGTCCCAGAATGCTATTAGGCAATCAGCGTAATCGGCCATTTCTTTGTTTCTAATGTATCCTGCTGCTTTACCATGTTTATCCCAGTCAGCAGGGAATTGGCGCACGCTATGGCCTTTTAAACTGGCGTAGTGCTCACCTAACTTGTCCGCTCCTCTAGCAGTTCCGCTTACAATCTCAGCTTCGCTGACATTTGCCAGTACTTCCTCACACTTTGCGTAAAGAAGTTGGAAATCTGAGAATCCTCTGCTACCTGCTATTATTACTTTCATATAGGTAATTTCTACAATATTAATAAATAACTCCGGAAGAAAAAAACAAAAATGGGAAAACTTTTTATGTTCTCCCATTTTAATTTATTTCTTAAAGATCTTATCTATAAGATGAGTTACTATGTTATGCCTTTTAGTAGTTGTATTAAGAGTATAGTATTTTAAGTGGGCATTTTCTGTTGCTACCAAAGCCATTCTTTTTTTGTAGTGGAGAATGACCTCAGGCATAAAATTCGTTGGACTTATCCCCTCGGTCTCAATTACCTCTGGTTCCATCTCATACTGATAAACTCCTTCCTGTCCTTCAAAGGTATTAGATCCTATAACTATAGACTCGTCATTCCAATGTAGTATTGGATTGATTATTACAGAGAATTTGTTTCCGAGATTACCAACTTTATGTATAAGTCCTGTACTACGATCTAGATCTGGCTGATTTGGGTCGTTGTAAACGAATTGCGGTAGATTCATTATTCTAGCTCCCATAGCAGGTCCTACTATAATAAAATCAGCATCTGATCTTCTCGTTGTCCTATGGATTAAATTAGAAACGGAAACTATCTTTCTGAATATGTCCGAGTCCTCTTTTACCCTGAACTTAGGCTGATATCCAAACCATTCGTTAGCTTTAAAAACTATGGTTGACCATCCAATCTTTTCGTTAACAGTTCCGGCATACTTAATCATGTTATAGATAAGCTTATCCTGACCTCTTTTATCCTCCTCTTCCATAGTAGAGATTAGCATAGCTTTGGGATCTACCGAATGTAGCTTTTCCAGATCTGCTATCTGCTCTTTAGAAACCTTTGATTTAATCATGTAAGTTTCTAACTCAAAGAATTTTCTCAGAGTCTTCATCGAAACAGTATCATTTCCGTCCCGATCCTTTCCGGTGTACTCCATTGCTAAATAGAATATCTCACCTGAACCTTTATCTGTCTTATTCCAACAGATCCTATTTTTGATCTCCTGCATCTTTTATATTTGTTTTTACGTCCTTTGTATCAGACTTCTCTTGAATTTGTTTCAGTAATTCCATACCGAGTAATCCGCTGATTGGTCCATTTCCTCCGTCATTACCTGAGATAAGTACTTCAGGAATAATTTTGATTCCGTTTGTACCGATCATCTCAGTAACTTTTAATTTGCCGAAATTGTCAGCACCCATTGCCTTAACTTGTTTCTCGTAAGCTTCTGCTGTGGATTTACCGATAGCAGCAATCTTAGATGCTTCCGCTTCTCCCGTTAATTTGATCTGAGCAGCATCTGCCTCAGCCATTAACTTCTTAGCTTTTGCCTGAGCTCCAGCTTTAAGTTCCATAGCCTTAGCCTCACCTTCCGATCTCTTAACTGCCGCCTCAGCTTCACGTTGTGAAATCTCTACCGATTGTTGTGCAGATACCATTTGACCTTGCATATCAGCCAGAGCCTTAGCAGACTCTAGAGTCTTACGTTGGTCTTGAGCTTTACGCTGAGTTTCGAATGTAACCTCTTCCTCTTGAGCGATCTTACGATCGGTTAATGTTTTCATTAAAGACTCAGGAGGAGTGATGTCTCCAATCAATGTGTCAACTGCGTGAACGTTGTACATCTCAAGAACTTTAGAGATAGATTCTTTTGCAGCATCCTGACGTTTTTGACGTGTAGACAAGAACGAGATAACATCTGAATCCTGAGCAGAGTTACGGAAGTAGTTACCGATAGTAGGCTCAAGAACTTGCGATACAAGATTCTGCATTGAACCAAATCGTGCAATTACTTTAGGTGCCTCTGGTGCAGGAATGTGAATGATTTGTGATACGTCTAAGTTGAACGGGAAACCGTCTTTAGAACGTACAGTGATCGTACTCAAACCTTTGTCGAGGTTGTGAGATTCTGTGCGAGCATTTGCCCAGTTCAATACAAGGTTTGTTGTTGGTACAACTTCAATCTTATGAGTATAGGGATTGATTGCGTATTTACCTGGATCCAGCGGGGTAATACAAACACCTTTTTCACCTTTCTTTACGATATTTCCGTGTTTGAATCCGTCTCCAGTTACGTCTTGTCCTTCCTTACCTACGAAAGAGATGATTACACCTACGTGACCGATTGGAATTTTAGTCATTTCAACTTTCTCAATCTCAACCGCCCAAGGGTTTAATGAGTAGTTACCAGCTTGAATGACTTGGATTTGAAGACCACGTTGCCCTCCGTTAGCTAAAAATTTGTCGAAGTCCTGATAGTTATTGTGACCCTCAATGGCATTACCTGCGATGTTACCTTGATCTAATGGTATACCGTCCAGTGACGTTACGACACCAACCATACCATCTTCAATATAGGTGATATCAGAGATTGCTAAATCGAATAAGTAAGGATTAATACGATAAACCCCGTTATTAAGATATCCAACTTGCTTACCTCTTTGACCTCCGTTTGTTAAGAATGCTCTAGTGTCTTGATAGTTATCACATTCTACGTGGCGTGCTAAGATTGCACCGGTTGGCAATTGCTTACCGTCTTTAGCTGAGAGTAAACCAATTTTACCTTTAGGAATTATGGTTAGTTCAGCTTGTCCGATTGAATACTGCCAAACCCAATATCCCCAATATAAACCAGGTGCTAATGTGTCTGCTTGGAAACCAGGTTCTCCGTTTAGAGCGATAATCTTACCGTCGGGTAATTGCTTGTTTGCTCCAAAGAGAACGAATTTTTTAGTGACCAATCCGATTTTGTCTTCTGGTATGATTACCATTCCGAAGAAGAATCGTAAAGTGAACTTGTAGAATAGAATTCCTAAGATTGGGATAACCATCCACGAATAGGAAAGTAACATTTGCATTTTGTCTGCCATTTTTCTTTTTTTTTAGATTATTGTTTTTTTTACAGGATTTTCTTTTTCTCGTACCTGTGTCAACGAGATTTTTATTTATTATCTTCAATTTCTTTTGATATTCTTAACATCTCAGGTAATCCTAATTCTTGCATGCTCATAACCAACTCGCCTATTCTGACGTCCATCTCAAGTGCTATACAACATTCGATGCAAAAATCATCATCTATTTTAAATCCCGAATCTACCAGATCTACTGCTCTATCAAAAGCGGATAGAGTTATGACAGGTCCACCTTCAAGAAATTTACCTTCCCGAAGTTTATTACAATAGTAAATAAATACTATTGCACCGTCCATCATTTTCTCGTCTTTCCAGTTCACTTAATCCTTTTTGTAGATTACCTTAGTTACTTTATTTTTTGCCCGAATTTTTTAAATATCTCATCCAATCTAGAATCTTGATTGGCTTCCGTTATTGCTTTCAGAATCTCTTTCTCTAAATTCACCTTAGCCCGAAAATTCCACCAACTACATTTGATGTAATCCATAACCAGAATTTCTAATCTATGGGATCTTTCTTGGTAGATCTCACACATCTCCATTATAGGATTGGTGAGCTCTCTGATCTCCTCGTATGTTAAACTATCTTCCATCACACTAATAACTTCTTCCAGTAGAACACTCAAAGATCCATTATCAATTACATAGGGCATACTAAATCCTTGGAAATTCGGGTTGTGTAGTGAGAAAGCCTTTCCCAATTTGGATCCGGATGTATCTATGATCTCCTGAGCAGCTTGTGTGTTGTGGGCAATTACACCGAATTTTCTATCGTAATTCTCGATCCCTTTTTTTATCAGTGTTGTGTGACCTACTTGCCTCTGCCCTACCGCGGAAAGAATCATTTTTAATTTGTTAATTGTCTTGTCCATTATTTTATCTCTTTCCATATTTCGTTGTTTTCGATTTTTTTGTCAACTTCCATTTTTTTCTCCACGAACTCAAAAGCTTCCTTAAGAGTTTCTAAACTACACCCTCTTTCTGCATGGGGATCGCTGAATCTTTTGATCATGTCTTCGGTTCCAAATACTGGATAATCAAGAATCTCTTTTGGCTCGTAGATCTTGACCTCACCTTTTTTGATTTCGTATTCGACCACAGGTTTAGGATCTTCGTTCTCGCTTGCTTCGCTATCCATTAGCTGGCACTTGAGTTCGAGAAAAGGAAAGGCTTTCGCTATGATAACCCACTCTTCATAAACACTTTCTACTGTAGGCCATTTACCGATGTTGTAATTCGAACAACCAATTCTACCGTTCCAAGCACACCAACCGTGAGGTCCGCCGATCCAAGAAGAAGCTATTCTATGATTTGTGAGATAATTTAGGTCCTCTAGAACAGAGTATTTTTCGGTGTATGTGTCCTTGACCCCATAGTAGCCTGACCAGTTTTTCTCGTCAATATTGTGTCTCTCTTTAAGAGACTTCTCAAGATCACCGAATGTAGATCCTCTGACCCCATAGATGATCTCGTTGATATCCTTCTCCCATTCCCTGTCATTACAGCTGAAACAGAATCCGTCCGTTCGCACGATTATTTCTTTAGCCTGATCCTCGGTAACAGGTTTACCCTTTACCACTAATGCTGGCCATTTGGGTAAGCCTTTATTGAATAGTTCTTCCTTTGTCATCGAATTATTTTTTGTAAAAGTAAGAGGGATATGCGAAAATAAAAAATTTATTTCACGTTAACCCAAGATATTTCTTTCTGCAGCAGTTTGTCGTTAATAGGAAGGAGATCTATGCCTAAAACATCGTTAACAATAATCTCCTTTGTTTCTTCGTCAATCTTTCCCCTTAAGGTGGGCCTAATTGTTACCATTCCCTCCTCGAACATTTTTAAAGCGATCTTTCCGTTTTTTGTCATTCTGAATTTGACAACAGCAACAAGAAAATTATCATCTATAAACATGTGGGGAACTGTATGTGAAGCCTCTTCTAGTCTGGTAGTGTACTCGCCAGATTGCTCCATCGAGTCAACTAATTCCCCGCAGAAGTATTCTCTCTCTTCGAGAATCTTAAATATGGATGTAACTGATTTTTCGGTATAAATGTTTCCTACACTATTAGGAACACCTATCTCAAGTATAGGTACTTCTCTAATTATCGATTTTGCATCCTTTATCTTAAGCATTATCCGAATGGATTTGAGATTTGTCTTGTGATAATTATAGAGTCTTCTTCTCCTCTGGATTTTATACCCAGTGAAACAGATTCTCCGTAAGCATCGGCAGCGATGATAGTATCCCCATACGAATCCACCTTGGTGAAGAACGTAACAAAGCCTGCTCCATCACATTTTTGATTGTACCCAACCATTTCGATATGCTGGATCGCTGCAGAGAAAACAATTGCGCTTCCCCCAACTATTACATACTTTGCTCTAAACATTTTCTTATCTTTTATAATTTAGATTTCTTATTTTTTTACATTTTCTAGGATACATTATCCTTATCAGAAATGAAGAGATCTTAGCAAATGTACGATCATCCTTAGTTCCCCAGTGAGTACAATTTATTCTATCCATGCAATCCTTTATAGAGCTCTTATTTTTCTCCGGATTATAAATAGCAGATTTATATGATCTTTTGAAAGATCCGATGCAGTGAAGTACCATCCTGTGTGTCGGAATGACCGATGTATAACAGCCATTCCTATTCTCTGCCTCTTTCCATATCTCATATCTCCAGCGAAA